TACATGGCAGTCAATCTACAAAGAAGATAAGAAGTGGTTCAACGGTTATGATGCTGTAATTGTTGATGAAGCACACCTAGCAAAAGCAAAATCCTTAACAGGGATTATGACTAAGTTGCATGATTGTAAATATCGAATTGGATTCACTGGAACTCTAGATGGCAGCGAAACTAACAAACTTGTTCTTGAGGGTGTGTTTGGTAAGTGCAATCAAGTTACAAAAACTAAAGACCTGATGAAGGCAGGTCATGTAAGCAGATTAAAAATTAAGGTTCTACTATTAAAACACAAAAAACGTAGGTTTGAATCTTATCAAGATGAGATTGATTACATCATCTCTAATTCTGGTAGAAACAAACTGATAAGAAATTTATCTGTAGATCTGGATGGAAACACTCTGGTACTCTTCAACTATGTGGAGCGTCATGGTGAGGTTCTTTTTGACCTTATAAATAATAAGGTAGGAGATACTAGGAAGGTGTTCTTCATCCACGGGGGTGTAGACACTGCGGAACGAGAACAAGCAAGACAAATTTGCGAAAAAGAATCTAACGCGATCATTGTTGCATCCTACGGAACATTTTCAACTGGTATCAATATTCGTAATCTTCATAATGTGATCTTTGCATCACCTTCTAAATCGCGTGTTCGTAATCTTCAGTCTATAGGAAGAATTCTTAGAAAAGGAGAAAACAAAAACCAAGCAGTTCTTTACGATTTTGCAGACGACATCTCCGCAGGAGATTTCAACAACTTCACATTGAACCATTTATATGAACGCATCAAAATTTATAATGAAGAAAACTTTGACTATGAAATCGTAGAAATTAAACTCAAGGAGTCCTATGATTAATTACATACGACATGATGAAGAATGCTACTTCAATGTTAAGTTAATCTCTGGTGATGAGATTATCGGAAAAGGTTTTGCCTCTGTAGAAGAGGAAACAAACGAAACCCTTGTTTACATTCAAGATCCTTTGGAAATTACTGTTGTCATCAAAGAAGATGAAGGCAAGATGTCTAAGGGTGTTGGTCTAAATAAATGGATTAACTTTTCAGATGAAGACTTCTTTATCGTAAGAGAAAAAGACGTAGTTTGCATCGCTGGTTGTTCGCAAGAAGTAATCATGATGTATGAAATGTTTCTTGCAAAACTAGACGGCGGTGAAGAACGAGCAAAAGAAAGTAGAGTCAATCTAGACTCAACGATGGGGCACAAGGGAAAGATCTCAGATATTCGTAAATCACTTGAACACATCTACAAGAACTTAGATACCTCTAAGTAGCTAATACATCTCTTGAACCCCTACAGTGTTATTCTATTGGGAAATAAGGAACTTGTCAAGCCCTGTTGACAGGACGCGACGACAATGTTAAGATAGTCCCATAGAGAACAAGTTCTATGAAACCAAAAAAACAACACTATCTAGATAACAAGGAGTTCCTTGCTGAACTCGTGAAGTACCGTAAAAGTGTTGAAGAAGCAAAAGAAAACGAACAAAAGAAACCCAGAGTACCTGAGTATTTGGGAGAGTGCTTTCTAAAGATTGCAACTCATCTTTCGTACCGTCCTAACTTCATCAACTACATGTACAAGGATGACATGATCTGCGACGGTATCGAAAACTGTCTTCAATATATTGACAATTTCGATCCAGCAAAGTCATCTAATCCCTTTGCATATTTTACCCAAGTTATTTACTATGCTTTCCTCCGTCGCATTGCGAAAGAGAAAAAGCAAATGGAAATCAAGGATAAAATTATTGAGAAGACTGGATACGAAGAAGTGTTCTTCTCGGAGAACTACGAGTCTGACTACAATGCAATCAAATCTAAAATCGAAAGCAACAACAGGTATTGATTATGAAGGTCTTGGTTATTACCGATCAGCACTTCGGTGTCCGCAATGACTCCCTAGTGTATGTCGAATATTACAGAAAGTTTTATTCTACGGTAGTCATTCCTTTCATAAAAAAGTTTGGCATTGAGCATGTGTTGTGCCTCGGGGATACTTTTGATCGACGTAAATCGGTTAATTTCAATTCCTTAGAGGCAGCAAAGGAAATGTGGTTCACCCCTCTAGAACAGATGGGTGTCAGCATGACGATGCTGGTAGGCAACCATGACATTTACTACAAAAACACTCTACGAGTTAATTCCCCAGATCTCTTGTTGGGAGAGTTTGGAAACATACAGGTCGTTGATGTACCTACTGAACTCAGCATTGGTGGTCTTTCTATTTTTTGCGTACCTTGGATATGTGATTCAAATAGGGATGACACCTACAGATTACTGGAATCAAGTACCTCTCGCTTGTGCGTTGGTCATCTTGAGTTTACTGGTTTTGAGGCTGTCCCTGGGATTGTAATGGAGCATGGATACCCTTCAGATCCATTTGCTAAATTTGAGAAAGTTCTTTCTGGACATTATCACACCAAGTCTAATAAAAAGAACATTCACTATCTGGGAAATCCATACGAACTTTATTGGAATGATTACAAGACTAGGAAAGGATTTCACATCTTAGATACAGAGACTCTTGATCTAAAATTCTACCGCAATCCATACACCATCTTTGAAAAAATATTTTACAATGATAGTGTTCAAATTGACATGGATCAGTACAAAGATAAATATGTAAAACTAGTGGTAGAAGAAAAGAAGGATCAAGTCAAATTTGACAAGGTGGTCTCTTTGCTATATGATGTAGGTGTGGTCGATCTCAAAATCATCGAAGACCTTTCGGTTGAGTTAGACGAGGTTGAGCATTTGGAGACTGAAGATACTCTCTCCCTTCTAGAAAGATATATTGATGATTCTGAATGTCAAGCAGACAAACAGTCTGTAAAAGACATTATCAAAACGCTATATTTGGAAGCTTGCGAAACCTAATGTTCATCCTAACATCCGACAATCATGGCGGCGTTTATGCCGTGACTAACAAAGATGGTCTCAAAACTGTTCAAATCTTTGAAGAAGAAGATGATGCAGTGAGGTATCTTGGGTTGTTGGATGCAGATGGATATAAGGATAACTTAGAGGTTACAGAAGTAGAAAAAGAAATCGTTATCCATAACTGTGCAATATACGGTTATAATTACTGCATTATCAACCCTGACGACATTGTGATCCCTCCCACATGATTATTTTTAACAGTATTAGTTGGAAGAACTTCCTTTCCACTGGTGATCAAGAGACTGAAATCAAACTAGATAAAAGTCAATCGACTCTAATTCAAGGGTCAAACGGCGCAGGCAAGAGCACACTTCTTGATGCGCTTTGTTTTGTTCTGTTCAATAAACCATTTCGTAAGATCAACAAACCACAACTAGTTAACTCAATTAATGAGAAGGATACTGTTGTGAAAGTTCAGTTTACGATTGGTAAGACTGTTTGGAAAGTGATTCGTGGGATCAAACCAAACAAGTTTGAAATCTATCGCAACGATAAATTTGTTGACCAGGTTGCATCTGCTGCTGACCAGCAGAAGTGGTTGGAGTCTAATGTACTCAAGATGAACTATAAGAGTTTCACACAGGTTGTGATCCTTGGTTCATCGACGTTTGTTCCTTTCATGCAACTTACTCCTGCATCACGCAGAGAAGTTATTGAAGACATTCTTGATATTGAGATCTTCTCAACTATGAATGTCCTTCTGAAGGATCGTATTCGTCAGATTAATGAGCAGGCACAGGAGTGTAAGTATGAACTCAAGTCTGCAGAAGATAAGGTTAATATTCAACGACAACATATTCACGATGCTACAGCATCCAACATCGAAATTGTAGAAACTAAGCAACTACAATTAGCAAAGATTGAAGAAGAAATTTTTGCCATCAACAAAGATATTGATACTCTAAAATTCTCTAACGAAGAGTTGTCTTTCGACGAGAACGCTCTAAAGAGTCTTCGAGAGCAGATCAATAAACTAGATGGACTTCGACATAAGATTACACATAACAAGAACACTGTAGACAAAGAGTTGAAGTTCTTTGATGATCATGATGTGTGTCCAACTTGTAGTCAACAGATTGGCAGTAAGTTCAAACAACATAAAGTTGATAAACTAAAAGAGAAGACTGAGCAATATGCTGGTGGTCTTGATGAAATGCAACTCAAGTTGCA